TTTAGATAATGAAATTGAATGTGCAATTAAAAAACTATTAGAACAATTTAAAAACAAATAACGTTGGTTTATTTAAGGAGCTGCCTAGAAAGAAAGACATAACAGATTCAGATTATGAGAGTATAACGAATAAATCATATTTCCTAAGAGAATGAAAGAAGAAGAACAACAAAATGCATTTCCAGCATTACATTTAGATGCTCATCAAGGAATGACTTTAAGAGATTATTTTGCAGCAAAAGCAATGCAAGGACTTTTTAGTAGTATGGGAGAAATTACAAAGTCTTGGAGTGCTATGGCTAGAGATATACCACTTAAAGATTATATATCAGACTATTCATACGAGATAGCAGATGCAATGTTAAAACAAAGAGAGCTATGACAATAAGAGATAAAAGGCAACTAGAATTTGCAAAAGCTTGGATAGATACAGGAAAGAAGGGTATAATTTACGCTTGCCCAAGGTTTGGTAAGATAAGGACTAGTATACTAGCACTAGAGAAACTTAAACCAAAGAGTATACTTATTGCTTATCCAGATAACAAGATTAAAGACTCTTGGCAATCTGATTTTACTGATCTTGGATATGATGATAGCAATGTCACATATAGCACACATTTATCATTAAAGAAGTTAGTAGACAATGAGTATGATATTATTATTATAGATGAAATCCATCTATTGAGTGAAGCTCAAATAGAAGTGTGTAAGGAACTGTTTGATAATAACAAACAAGTCCTTGGTTTAACAGGAACATTATCCAGTTGGACAGAAAGAACTCTCGAAGAAGAACTTGATATTCATGTTATAGCTCACTATCCAATTGAAAAAGCAATTGAAGAAGGAGTGATAGTAGATTATGAGATACATGTTATTAGAGTGCCATTAGACAATCTTGTATATAATGATTACAAAGGAAAACTTAAGACTGAGAAGAAACACTTTGATGGATTATCCTGGGTGATTAATAAAATACAAAACTCTGGTGCTGATACTATGTTTATGAGACTTGCAAGAATGCGATTGATTCAATCATCCTTGGCCAAAACTAATGCTACAAAGAAGTTGTTAGATAAGCATAAAGATGAGAGAGTGTTAGTGTTCTGTGGTACCACTGCTGTAGCAGATAATCTAGGAATTCCTTCCTATCATAATAAGTCTAAAGAGAAACAGATCTTTGAGGACTTTGCTGAAGGAGCAGGTAATCATCTAGCTGTTGTAAAGATTGGTAATACAGGTGTTACATATAAGCCTTTAAATAAAGTGATAATTAACTATTTCGATAGTAATGCAGAAAACTTAGCTCAAAAGATAAATAGATGTATGGCTATGGAGTATAACACTCCAGATAAAAAGGCCCACATATACATAGTGAGTACTGATGAATCTGTAGAACTAAAATGGTTAGGTAAATCATTAGAATTTTTCGATAAAAACAAAATAAAATACATATAATACTTGACTTTGTTAAGAATATATCGTATCTTTATTGAATAAAAGTAAATATTAATAATTAAATCAAAACTATGAGTTCAAAGCTAGTAGGGATTGTTGGGCAGACTGGTACTGGAAAGAGTACAGCTATCAAACATTTAAATCCAGAAGAAACGTACATTATCAATGTTGCAAAGAAGGAACTTCCTTTTAAGGGAAGTGAAAAGATTTACAACAAAGAAAACAAAAATTACAGAGAAATTGATGACGCAAATGAAATTACTCGTTTGTTAAAAACATTATCTGACACAGCTCCTCAAATTAAGAATATCATCATTGAAGATTCTAATTACATTATGGGATTCACTATGGTAGATAAAGCTACAGAGACAGGATTTATGAAATTCAGTGTTATGGCTAAAGACATGGTAGATATGTTTAGAACTGCTAGACAGTTAAGAAATGATATCACTGTATTCTATCTTACACATCCAGAAGAAATTACTGATGGTGGAGATGTTATAGGATATAAAATCAAAACTGCAGGTAAATTGATTGATAACCAAGTGTTATTAGAAGGACTTCTTACAGTGTGTTTATATACATTTGTAGAAGAGAATAAAGATGGATCAGCTAATTATCAATTCTTAACTAATCGTTATAGAAAATTCCCAGCTAAAAGTCCTGATGGAATGTTTGCAGAATTAAAGATTCCAAATAACCTACAATTAGTAGCAGACAGTTTAACAAATTATTATAAAGCTTAAATAAATAACTAAATTAAAATTAAAATTATGAGTAGTATCGGAGGAAAGAAAAAAGAAAACACAGGAAGTGGAGATTTTTCTAAAAAAGTAGGTTTGTTTGAAGCAAACGTGATTGCAATCAATCCAACAATTGAAGAGTTTAAAGATAAACTTGGTATGGAGCTTAAAGAAGACAGCAAAGCTGCTGAGTATTTAGGTCAAACTAAAGATGGTAATAACTATGTTCGTGTTGATATTTGGTTACAAGAAATTAAAAATGAAGATAAATTCAAAGTGTCATTCTTTTTAGAAGACAAGGAGAGAGAAAATAAAGATGGTACTAAGAAACAATATATCAATTCTATTGGTATGTGTTCTTGGGCAGGTGATGAGAATGACTTAGCTGAATGGTTTACTAAAGGAAGAGATTTCAGAGTGGCATATGTAGGTGAGGAAGATCTTTATAACTTCATGAGAACTTGGTTAAGTGAATTGGATTATCGTGATGCTGAAACTGTTCTACAATTAGAATGGAAGAAGTTAATGAGAGGTAATCTTAAAGATCTTAAAGATCAAATCAATGGTGAATGGTGTAAATCTATTGTTGCTTTAGCTACTGTTATTGTTAAAGAAAGAGATGGAGAATCTAAAGAGTATCAAGGAATCTATAACAAAGCCTTCTTAGGTGGTTATGCATTGAAACAATTTAGACTTGTTGATTATGGAAACAAAAGAACACAATCAGATCTTAAAAACAAAAAACCAAAAGATTTAAAAGCACACGAGAAATTCGTAGTGAATGTTATAGGTGAATATGGTTGTAAAGACTATTATACACTAAAGGACCTACAGGAGTATAATGCTGATGATAACTTAGTTGCTTCTGATGCATTTATTTCTGAAGATGGGGATGATTATTAATTCAATTAATTATTGATAAGAGCCCTCATCATTAATTTGGTGAGGGTTTTTTATTTTAAAGCTATGAGTATACAAGGGAAAAAACGAATTAACTTAACACCTGATAGCATACTTAACAAGATAACAGAATATGATATCTATAAGATGTATATGCCTTATCAGAATTGGAAAATAAATGTTGTTACTTATTCACCCTTTAGAAACGAAAAGAATCCTTCATTCATTATAGGATATAAAGGAGGAGCATTGAGATATCATGATTTTGCAGATTCCACTAGATGTGGTGGTTGCTTTGATTTTGTTATAATGCTTTTCAACCTACCATCATTGCGTGAAGCATTGTTGATGATTGATAAAGATTTTGATCTAGGGATTGTATCTGTATCCTCTACAAAGAATTATGAGAGGATTGTTGCTGATTATGCACAACCAACATCTACATCTAAACGTGAGTTCTTCATTCAAGTGAAGACAAGAAACTTCACACACGAAGAGTTAGCATATTGGAATAGTTATTATCAGGACATAGATGATCTTAGAGCTAACAATGTATATTCTATAGATACAGTATTTCTTAACAAACAGAAGTTTCCTATAAAGGATACAGAGTTGAGATTTGGTTATCTATATGAAGGACATTGGAAGATCTATAGACCATTTGCAGATAGAAAGAATAAGTGGATGCCTAATAATGTACCTATTACCATGATGGATGGACTAGATGACATCAAAGATTGTGATGTAGCATTCATCAATAAGAGTAAGAAGGATTACATGGTGATGAAAAAAGTATTTCCATGTTGCTGTGCAGTTCAGAATGAAGGAAGTGGATGTTTCTCTGATGAGAACGTTGAATATCTAAAAGATAATTCTGAAAGACAAATATTAAGTTTCGATAGTGATGAAGCTGGTGTAAAGAATTCTCAACTAATAACTGATAAGTTTGGGTTTGAGTATTGTAATGTTCCCAGAATCTATCTAGAAGAAGGAATTAAAGATTGGGCTGATTTAGCACGCATACATGGATTAAAAGTTATTGAGAAATATTTAAAACAAAGAGAGCTAATATGAAACTAACATCAGAAGAACTTAGTGATACAGCGATAGAGAGTTTATCTCTATCCGTATCATTATTAGAAAGATTTGAAACAATGCAAGAGAATGGATTATTTGTAACTAGAGCTAAACAATCTCTTAAAACAACAATGGGATTTCTTGAGGCATACGTTGAGAAAGTGTTAATTCCTGCATCAGAAGATGAGGAAGAACATTTTAAAAGAGGAGCCACAGTGATAACAGAAATGTCAAATAGAGTGGAAACTGCTTTGAAGGTTGAAAATATTTTAGATATATCTACAAGAAAGAGATATTTGAGAGATTTTATAGATACAACTGTATTATTTCCAGCTCAGAAAGATGAGCTTTATGAAACAATTAGAGATTCAGGAATTTTAAATTATTAATTATGACACTAAAAGAAAAGTTTAAACAATGGTTAGATACTGAACCAAGAGTTCAAATAAGAGAAGTTCAGTTAGAAGTAATAGCAGATGAATTTGCTATTGGGTTCGGAGAATATTTAGATTCATTAACATATCAAGATATGGGAGAATTGACTATTAAAGAACTGTTAGAAATCTATAAAAAAGAAAAAGGATTATGAGATGTTCAGACAATGAGCTAGAAATGCTCGAAGAAGAGATTAAAGAAAATATAGAATGGCTATCTACCACAGAAGATGATGAAGTGGAATGTATAGGAATAGAAAACTTAGAAGCAATATTAACAAGATTCTTTCATAGAAAGATAACACTAACATTAGGATAAAAACATGGACGTACAAACTTATAACACAGCAAGAGGCACGCTGCTAGCAGCACCTGTTCCTCAACAGACTAGAACTTACAAACCAGTGAGTCATTTAGAATTGATGGACCTAACACTTGAGAGTATTCATCAAGCGGGTTTCACCCTAGACCAAGAACTATATACATCTGCAAGAGATGGAAAAGTTGCTAATGGTAAGTTCACAATTAAAAATGTAGCAGACACTGAAATGCAATTACAAATAGGATGGCAGAATAGTTATGATAAATCATTATCATTGAAATTTGCTATCGGTACTAGAATATTTATATGTTCTAATGGATGTGTAAGTGGTGATTATGGTGCTTTCAAAAAGAAACACGTAGGAGAAATCCAAACATTCACACCACAAGCTATTACAGAATACATACAAGATGCTGGTGAAGCATTTACAAGAATGCAAAGTGAAAGAGAATCTATGAAAGATATTGTTCTTAGTAGAAGAATGCAAGCAGAATTGATAGGACGTATGATTATTGAAGAGAAATTCATAGAATCTACACAGCTTAATATTATTAGAAAAGAGCTTGATAATCCTACACATGATTACAAATCTGAAAGTAGCCTTTGGGAACTATATCAATTTACTACATTTAGTATGAAAGAAGTGCACCCAAGCTTATGGATGAACAATCACATTGATGCTCATGCATTCTTCTTAGATGCTGCAGGTCTTGTTAGTAAACCTATTCGCAAACCAGCTGTTCAATTAGAATTATTTCAAGTGTAATGAGTGATTTACAAGAAATTAATGAGCTAGTTCAATATGCTAGAGGATTTAAAAATTCTTATCCAGATAAGTTCTATCAGATATGGGAATTAATTGAATTATGTATTGATGAGATAGAACAAGGAGGTTCTCCTACACATGAAATTGAATTATGTAAAGAATCAATTAAACAATTAGAAGAAGATGAATTGGAATAATTTTAAACATCAGATGCATCCAAGTTGGTATGCTAAGCTCAGACCATTCATTGAGAGTGAGCAGTGTGATAAGATATATGCATTTCTAAAAGCAGAGAGTAAGAGGGGTAAAAGAGTTGCTCCTCTCTCTATGCATGTTTGGAGATGTTTCTTTGAGACACCATTAGACAATTTAAAAGTGGTGATGGTGGGCCTATGTCCTTATCACACACTTAAGAACGATGCACCAGTTGCAGATGGATTACTTATGGGTTGTTCTATAACAGGTAAATTACAACCTACATTAGAACAGTTTTATGGAGGTATAGAGAAAGAATTCTATAATGGATTAAATCTAAATTATATACCAGATCCAGAAGTACATTATTTATCAAATCAAGGAGTGCTAATGTTAAATGCAGCTTTGACAACAGAGATTAATAAAGCAGGCTCTCATTTAGATATATGGGAACCGTTTATCAAATATCTATTTGAAGAAGTGCTTAATCATCTAGGTGTTCCTATTATATTCCTAGGTAAAGATGCAGCTAAGTATAAAAAATACACAGGCATATTTGCTCATGTGTTTGAGCTTAGTCATCCAGCATCTGCAGCTTATAAAGGAGCAGAATGGGATACAGAAGGAGTGTTTAGTAAAGTAGATATATTATTAGAAGAAAACAATGGGTTCACAGTGCAATGGTTGCCAATCGATGTACCCTTTTAACAATTAAAAATTATGGAAAACAGAGAAATTACAGTTAAAGATTTACAAAAAGGAGATGAGGTGATCATCCATGGTAATGGTTACATAAGATATGTAAAACTTCTTAGACCATTAAAACTACGTACAGGAACTAATTACAGAGGTGACATAGTTTATTCTAGTATTAAATGTTCTTTTATAGATACTTCTAATACATGGGATAAAACAGGATCATTGACAGGTGATGGGCATAACAAAGAAGCATACGTAGATTTTAATTACAGAAACGTTTGGTTAGTAAAAAGAGAAAATAACGAATTAAATTAAAGCAAAATGATATTAGAAAAACAAACAGAAGCAAACGTCCTAACAGAAGGACAATCACAAGAGTCAATTGGAATGTCCCTAGACTTAGATTCTGCTCAGATATTGATGCAGATGTTAAGTAAGAATTTATATTCTGATGATATAGGCTCTGCTATCAGAGAATGTGCAAGTAATGCACTAGATAGCCACAGAAGAGCTGGTGCGGACACACCAATTGTAGTTTCATTCAAAGCATCTACAACAAATAACTATGAGTTTTGTGTAGAAGATTTTGGTATAGGCCTAGATGCTGATGATGTGAGAAACATTATTAGTAAGTATGGTAAATCTACCAAAAGAGAATCTACAACAGAATTAGGTATGATGGGTCTTGGTTTTAAAGCCCCTCTTGCTTATTCATCTAGTTTCTATTTTGTATGTAGAAAAGATGGTATGGAACGTAAGTATATGATGTATGAAGGAGAAGATACTAACACTATCGATCTTTTATATGAAAAAGAAACAACAGAAGCTAATGGTGTAAAAATCATCATTCCTGTTAAGTACAATGATGCTTGGCAGTTTCGTAAGAAGATTAAAGAGCAACTATGTTATTTCGAGAGTGTATACTTTGATGTACCAGAAGATAAATCTATCACTAATGATTTTGTTATTAGTAGACACACACATTTTCAGTTTTCTGAAATGTCTACAGATGGAAACTTACACATATGTTTAGACAATGTGTATTATCCTTTAGATTTTGAGAAATTAGGTATTGATAGAATTAACTTTCCTATAGCTCTTAGATTTTCATTGAGTGATGGATTATATCCAACACCAAATAGAGAATCATTAAGATATACACAGGAAGCTAAACAAATCATTATAGCTAAACTTGGTCAAGTATCAGATTATTTTGTTACTAAGTATAACAATGCTATCACAGAGGGGAATGATATTAAATCTGTAATCAATCATTTAGAGAAGAATGGACATCATATCATTATGGACAATGGTAATAAACAAAACATTGATTCATTTCTTAAATATTCTCAAGTGCAACCTGTTGTTCCAGAGATAGAAGGTATTAAGATTTTAAACTTTCCTTCTTTGTACAAATTAAATAAGCAACACATGTTGGCTAATGCGTTTCCTACTAAATTCTCTTTGAAATATAAAAGAATGTGTGATACAGATAAGCATTATACATATGGATATAACTTAGAAAGTGTATGTTGTGGATCAGCTAATGTTTGGGTGTATAATGATAGAATTCCTCAAATCAAGAAGGATTATTTGAGAGCTACATGTAAAGAGAGTGATACTAATTTTCTTGTTAAGAGAGCGATTCCTATGAAATTAGGAATTCCTTCTAAGTTTGACATCAAGACATATTATCATTTATTACATCTTAAGAACTATCCAAAAGCACAATGGAGAGATGTTGTTAAAGAGTATCAACACATTATGTCTTTGGTTGAAGAAAACTTCACAGATCTTGATGCTCTTGAGGTTCCACAAACATTTATTGATAGCAAGAAGAAAGCAAAGATAGTTAAAACTGGCTTAGCTAGTACTAAAAGACTAAAGCTTCAAGGAGAGATTGTTTGTAAGAAAGGTGTTGACTTAATGCGATATAATGATGGTAGAAAATGTAAGTTTGATTCTCAACTATACAAGTTAGAAGATCTTCATAAGGGTAAAGGATTAAAAGTTTATACTAATCATGATGATTATTTAAAACTTGATCCTCTTTATGGCATGATGCAAAAACAAAAGATGGAAGTGATTACATTCTCTAATAGAGAGATGAAAATCGTAGAACAATTAGACATACACAATTTAATATCATATGACAAATTTATGGAAGGGAAAACAGCACCATTCAAACGAATGATTACATCAGTATTAATAAATGAGATGGTTAATCTTTATAGAAGCACATTTGAAAAGATTGATGCTGTAAGACATGTATCTTCTGACTTAGCTGATAAACTAGAGAGATTAGCTAAATACAGAAGAGATAACTATGTAGAGACAAATCATGAATTAAGAAAAGCAATGTTAGAAGTGGCATTAGAGCACAGATTATTTGATCCACAGATCCATACAGAATATTTAGAGATGTTAGCTATATTTGAAAAGCTTACATTCTTAAATCCTGTATGTGGAAGATTGGGTTACACTAGTTCTGAAGATCCAATGATCAATGTGATGACTGATTTGTTTAAGTATTACAAACATAGAGTGGATTTAAAGCACTATAACATCAGAATCAATGATGAAGTGCTTACAGAAGAAGTTATAGAAGCATTAGTATAATTAATATGGGGACAAAATGTCCCCATATATTAACAATTAACAATTAATTAAATAAATAAATCAAAATGGAACACAAATTTTTAAGTCTTGACTGGTTCAAGAGCAGAGTAGAGAATTCAATTGATAGAGTGATTGCAAATAAGATAGAGAATCTTATAGAAGAGCCAGCTGTTAAAGAACAGAAGGTATATGAAAAACCATATATTGGTATTAAACTGGTAAATGACACATTAACTGTAGTGTTAACTGATGGATCTGTATTAAGTAAGCCTTCTGCTACAGAAGAAGATTATTATGCTATACTTCATGCAAAAGATGGGTATGAGATTCTTGCTATAATGGCTTCTCATCAAGTGGTAGCTGATCAAAAAGCAATAGAAGCTGAAGCAGCTAGAATTAAAGCTTTACAACAAGGAATAGAATTACTTTCTCATCTTTCTGATTTTACTGTAGAGGGCACAACAGTTTACCTAACTGGTACATCTAGAAGTCTTCCTCAATTGTTAGTGGAGAAATTCATTGAAGTGGTAGATATAGCAGCTAATGAACCATCTGATATTCCATTTCAGGAACATTTAAATCAAAATGATACCTATGTAGCATTGAAGAACTTCTTCATGTGGTGTTGTTTAAACCCAAGAGCTGAAGTGGCACATGAGCTATACAGATTCTTGAATGAGAATAGCTTCAGAATCACTAAACAAGGATTTGTTGTAGCTTTAAGAAATGTTGTAACTCTTCATGGTTCTCCAGAACTAGTTCACTTTGTAAGTAATGCTTACAATAAAGTGAAAGCTGTATGGAAGAAGAATCCAGATTATTATACAATCTTCTTACAAGATGGAGAGTACAAACTTGTACATGATTCTGCATTAACAATACCTGAAACTCATACATCTACTACTTGTCCAGAGTGTGATGGTGAAGGTCAATGGGAAGATTACGATGGTGAAATCATTGAATGTGATCATTGTGATGGTGAAGGAGAAATTGAACCTTATACTTACACTGTAGATGTTCCTGTAGATCATGGACAAAAGATTGGTGGGTTAACAGAATTGTATCTAGATCTTCCTAATAGAGAAGAGAATAGATTCACTGATGACTGGACCAAAACATTTGACATTAGAATTGGACAAGTGACTAGCATGCCTATGGACCAATGTAACTGGAGTACACAAGATTGTGCTGCTGCAGGATTACACTTCACTTCTGATCAGATTCATTATGTTGGATGTGGAGATCAATCAGTGATTGTTCTTATCAATCCTATGAAGGTGGTTGGTATTGGACAACACAAGGGTAGATGTTATGAATATCTTCCAATTATGACTGTTCCAAGAGAAGAAGCTACTAGAATTCTACATGATGGAATGTTTGATACATTACAATTAGATGAAGACTATGCTATTCGTGAATTAGAATCTCTTGCAGAGAAAGCTAAAGAAGGATTTGCTACTGAGTCTAAGAAGTATGAATTCAACATGCCAGCTATTTCAGCTTCAGAGATTAACACAATTGTTAGTAATCTTAATGATATGAAAGCTAAAATTGTTAATCGTGTAGTTACGATTAAGTAATAATTAATATAGTTATGACGTAAGTATTTCTTATATTTGCGTCATAACTTAATTATAAACGTATGGCAAAGAGAGTGTTAGTCCCAAAGACAAGATGTAGTGGTACAATGAGTGAGGCAGCCTTCTGGAGCTTCATAAGAAGTGCTTTGAGACAGAAGAGTAGATGGTGGAAGCCTATATCAGTGTGTAAACTAAATGCACGTAGAGATTACAAAGGAACTAGTAGAAGACAAAAATACGAATACCAATGTAAGAAGTGCAAAGTTTGGACTACTGAAAAGAATATCAATGTAGATCACATAAAGCCTGCAGGTTCATTAAATACAGCACAAGATCTTCCAGGATTTGTGGAGAGATTGTTCTGTGAACAAGATAATTTACAGGTATTATGTACTACATGTCATGATAAGAAAACATTAAAAGAGAAACAAGCTAAAAAGAAAACATTATGATAGAAAAAGAAATAAAAATACCAATCTTTCCTGGAAAATTAATTGTGATAAACACTGAAGATTTTGCTTTAGTTAATTCAAAATATAAAACAAAAATCCCAGAAGGTAAATATGATGCTGTAACATTTTTAGACGAGGATGATAATTATGTCGTAGCTTTTGATAGTGCAAATGTTTCTAATGGAATTATTGTACATGAATCTGTTCATGTTGTTAATCACATACTAGATTCATTAGACACATCTCCTAGTACAAAAGAAGATGAATTACAAGCTTATTTAACACAATGGGTATTTGAACAAATCACTAATATATTTAGACAATGATAAAGAATCTTATAAGTAGATGGACAATGGTGAAATTAACAAGAACACCATTCTATGATAAAGTAGCTGGTAAAATGGTATATTACTGGCAAGACTGTTATTTTAAACAATATATGGCTTCATCAAGATGGGGGTTTAGAATTAAATTGTATTAATCATGAGTGGAGGACATTGGGAATATATACAGTATAGATTTACTGATATAGCAGAGGACATAGATAAGCTTATTGAGAAAAATGGAAAGCTTAAATCTGAAGAAGAATTAAAAGAAAATAGTTGGCACGATGATGATTGGTATAATAAATATCCAGAAGATAGATATTACTATGAGTATCCTGAAGAAGCTATTAAACATTTTAAGAAAGCAGCTGATGCTGTTAGAATAGCTCAAATCTATATACAAAGAATGGATTGGTTGTTATCAGGAGATGATGGTGAAGACTCATTCTTAAGAAGAATTGATGAAGATTTAAAAAAGCTACAAGATGAGCAGGACTGTAAAGAAGAAGTTGACAGGAGCTAAAGCTGTTAGTCATCAGTGTAGAAACAATGGACCATGTCCTTATTGTTTTGGAAATAGAATGTATAAACATTTAAAAAGAATGATCAATGGAAATACAGATAATACTGAATAGGGTACAGTGTAAAAGCTGTGGAGAAGTCTTAACATCATATAATAGACATGATTACAAAACATGTGGATGTGAGAATGAAACAATGGTGGATGGTGGAAATGATTATCAACGCTATGGAGGAAAAGATCTTTCATTAGTAGATAGTAGTTCTACAATATATCTATCAGATGATCATATGATGAATAGAAGTGCTGCACATTGGGGCAATAGAGGTAAAGATGGTAAATCATCATTATCTTATAAGTCTATAGCAGATATGTCAAATGATCACATCATTAATATTCTTTTAGATATGGGAGGAAGAATTGCTCCATGGATGGAAAGAATTATGGATGATGAAATGTTACATCGTATAACAAATAATATAGTAATAAATGACTAACGCAATAACAATTAACAAGACACCTGCTTTCTCGGAAGTTTGGTTTGAAGGCCATGTCGAACACAATGGTAAATATCATTATTTCTGGTTAATACATCCACAAGGATTAGATAACGGAGGAGAAGAATATGAACTAGAGGTGAGATGGTTCTTCGCTAGAGTACCAAGGGAGATACGAGCTTTGTATCCACAAATTATAGAAGCATTTAAACAAACATTATGACACATACAATAGTTCAAGGGAATGAATGTTATATCTATATGAATGGAAGACTTATTCATAAGACTAGAACAGACAATTCAGAATCAGGTGTAACATTTGATGTAATGGCCTATAGAAAAAACGATAGTTTAAAATCAATTAAATAACAACATGATAAAAGGAACAGCAAAAACAGAAGCTCAATACAGAGCAGTGGTTATGGATTCATCCAGTAGCCTAAAAGATTTCTCAACAGATAGAAAGAAATATTACAAGAAATACTATTTGAAAGAGAAGGTAGAAGACAAAGATAGCTCAGCAGCTAATATGGGTAGAATAGTCGAGACCCTACTTATGGAACCACATCTATTTGATGATAAGTTCTATATGTCATCTTGTGCATCTACACCAACAGGATTGATGTTAGATTTCACTGAAGCATTGTATAGACATACACGAGATGCTACAGATGAAGATGGTAAGGTGACAAGACCTATGAATGAACTACTAGAAGATGCATATAGAGATTCTGGATTCAAGATTAAATATGAAGCTGTGATAAGTAAGTTTATAGGAAGTGATGCAGAGATATATTATAATGAGATTAGAAGAGTGAGAACTCTTAATCTAACAGTGGTTAACACTACAGAGATATCTATTGCTGAGAAGATTGTAGAACAACTTAGAATCAATAGTACAACAGGTCCAATTGTTAATCTTGTAAATAGTTCTAGATATGAAATCATAGATCAGATGCAAATAGAAGGATATGAGATAGATGGACATCCACTTAAATCTATGTTAGATAAAGTGGTGATAGATCATGATAAAAAGACTATTCAACCTTATGATCTTAAGTGCACTTGGTCTGTAGAAAACTTCTATGAAGAATATTACTTGTACAGAAGAGCGTATATACAAGCATATTTATATTTCTATGCTATGATACATCTTGTAGATGATCCAGAGAGTCCATACTATGGCTATACAGTTGAATACCTTAAATTTATTGTATGTG